AAAATTACCCGTCTTAACCTCGTACTCTGCACGAGCAATAGGCTCTTGGTCTACTCCCCATTGCATTGCAGCATTGGTAAACGACTCGGTTTTGTTTCCTGTAAGCCGCTCAACTACCAAGTCAGCAAGGTAATTCTTATACCCTGCCGTTGTAATGGCTGACATTACATCCGCTGCTTTGGAGGCTGTTACCTTGCCAACACGCAAGGCAAGCCATTCCGCTGTGCCTTGCTGAATCATTCTGCATCCTTTGCTAACAGTTCAGCTTTGCGTGCGTCTTTAGCTGCATTGACCTTTGCAAATGCCTCTGTATCGCCTTTAAACAGCTTTACAGCGCTTGAAAAGTGAGCCTTGAGTGAATCTAAGTCCGTAGCGGATTGGATGGCTTTAACGGCTACTTCTACATCTGCACCAGGCGAGCTATCAATGGCATCGTGCTCCACAATCTCCATTGCTGTTACCCAAAGGTATCTGCGGATGTATGTTTGCACAGCGCCTAGGTTTTGCACCTCATGGCAACCCTTAAGTGCAGCGGTAGACATAGGGCTAGTTATCTCAATTTTGCTATTATCTTCCATGTCCATAATAGTGAGCGTAGCCATGTCTTGCGTGTAGCTGATAACGCCACACAAGCCAAGGTTTGCAAATATCTTTTGGATTGCAGGGATAAAGTCACCAAGCTCAAAGTATTTGTAACCCGCAAACTTGTTATGACCGGACTTTGTAAGAGTCATGTTTTGCAGGGTTAACCTAGCTTCCATTAGTTTTGTGTAAACGAGTGTGCTCATTTTGCCACCTGATAGATTCGTGCTTCGATTTTGTCTAACATCTCTCCAATTGCGGGATCGGGACTGTAGTAAGCCTCGGAGATGGTCTTAAGCAAGTCCATAACAAAGTGCTTATCGCTCATGTGTTCAGCCCAAAATTCTGCGTCACGGATCGGGTACTTACCGTCTGAGAACGCTTGCATAATGCGGACATTGGTTTCTAGGTTCATAGCAGCTCCAATACAAACAAAGCGCCAAAGGCAAAGGCAGCAATTGCGTAGAGTGCAGCATCGTATGTAGATATTGTTTTCATTTGTAGCTCCTTGGTTAAGGTGATGTAACTTTAAATCTGTGGCTTTTGTGCGTATATAGGGACTTTCCCTAATAGACTAATCTCCGCAAAAACAGGCAATTGTTTCTTCATTCTCAAACAAAAAGCCATTTTGCTTCTCGTTAAATGTCAACATATCGGCATAACTTGGGTGTGCCTGGTTAAATCTCGCTCCTATGACAGACTCTTGTTTAGCCCACCATGTAGCTCTACTTGGGTTGTCTCTGATTAAAGAAATAAGATGATCTGCTTTTTTTAAGAAACACAAATCGCAATTGCTTAATAACGAATTTCCATTGACCGTTACTGTTTGCAGGTTAAAAGGTTGCTTATCCCAAAAGTCTAAAACATCCTTTGTTGTAACTTTATCTGTTGCAAGTGGCGTTTCTTTAATTGACTTATTGTTTTTCATCTTTGCTACCATGCGTGGTTCGTCAGCACGAATCCCAACAAAAGTAACAAAATCCTCATACCATAAAGATGCCATAAATCTTTCTATTGGAATGATTTTTAATTCTGTCGTGCAGAATCTAGCAAAAGTATTTGGCAAGTATTTTTTCTTGTTTATCAGTTGCTCAAACGGCTCTCCATTCCTACTAGCCGTATTGAAATCAACTATTTTGTATTTTGGATTGTCAGGTAAAAACTCTAACCAAACAATTTTTACGTCCCAATTCGTCTCGCAATCATGTACAAATTGCAAAGTAGCCGCATCCTCTTTTCCTGTGTTTGCAAAACAAACAATAGCGTCTTCCGGCAATTTTCCACCATGCGCCTCTAACACTTTGTACAGCATATAGGCTGAAGTCCTGCCGCCCGAAAAGCTAATACAAGTAGGTTCGGTTATGAGATATGGATTCAAAATTCAAACTCCTTAAGTTCGTATCTGTTATTTTTGTTCTTCCACCAACCATGCACAAGCACACGCCAACCTGACCGCAGCATTTCAGGGAAAGCCTCGGATGCCTCAATCTTCTTAATCCTGCTAGACATATTGGACTTGCTCGTAACCTGTACAGCTACCGTTTCTCCGTTGCCAATGCAGAGCAGATCAATACAACCGTACAGGTCATGCCTACGCTTGGTGAAGTAGTTGTAATGGTCGCAATTAGCTACCTGATAACCGAGCGACTTCATGTGTGCTATCGAGCGTGCGGATGGTGTCATTTCGGTGTCCTATCAGGATTGGCTTAGATTTGAAATTAACGCCCGCTAGAGCGTTTTGTTGGTCTGTGATACCCGTAAGCACCTGTGGTGCGTCAATCGGTGCTCCTGTGGTCTTTAAACCCCTATAGCGGGTCTGAAACTCCTTAGCCACGAACGCCCACTCATCTTCCTCTTTCTTGCCAAGATGTACCCACCCACCCATGTCTTGTATGACCTTGTGGATAATTGGGTCTGCAAACTGTACGCTTTGGTATGTGCCGACAGAGCGGATAGCTTTGTCTACAAGTGACCAGGCTTCCAAGGCAGAATCTACAGTCGTGCCGCCAATAAGTTTTACAACATCCGCAGGTTTAGGTAGGAATTGACCGTTATCAGGGTTAAGCAGATGGCGAGCCAGTGCATCCTTTACTGCTTTCAAGTCGTATTGGCGCAGAGCCTCAAACCAAATACGCAGAAGCATGGTGCTAACTTCCTTGCCGTAGACCGCAAACATACCGCCCATAAACTGAGCAAACTCTTTCTTGTCTTCGTCAACCATTTATGAAAGCCTCCGCAGCCTGTTGGTTAGAGTTCTCTAGCGCTTGTTGCTTACCAGCCTTGTTTACCCACTCAGCCTTAAATCCTAGCCACCCACGGGAGCAGCACTCCATAACAGCCTCGTTTAGAGACCATCCCGCCTTGTCTGCCTCTGCCCGTAACTGGTTGATAGCTGACTCGGTAATGGGAGACTTTTTAGCCCTGCGGACTTCCATGTAGTCCAACCATACCTGCGGTGCAACATCATGCGGGCGTGATACTTTTGTCTTTGTATCTTTTAAGATACTTTTTGGCTCGGAGGTAACATTTATGTTACTTAGGGATAACTTTAGGAAATGCAAAGCCTGACCGCCCAGGCTACGACAGTTCTCTGCTGCTAGGTCTTCTAGCTGTTGTCGTATTTCGGATGGTATGCGGATAGATATTGTTGTGTCGTTTTTCATGCGTTCCCCATTGCTATCTCAAGTTGATAATGCACATACTTTGCAAACGCTCTAGTATCAAACTTATTCCATTCCTTACGCACATTACCGTCCGTATCCAAAATGTCGTAGGCGTACTTAAGAATCCCGCAATCACTTCCGCAGGACGGAATATGCTCGTGGACAGATACGCCCACAACACAAGGCTGCTCGTCATCCGTATCTGTCTGGATATACATAGGTAGCTGGTAGTCGTACATTGTTATCTCCTATGGGGCTTTCTCCCCATTAATTTATTTTGTTGCTTTAAGTATTTCTGTATCAATCCAGTCGTTAATTTGAACTGGGTTAAAACCGTTTTTTTGTTGTTTGCCACGGTATAAATTAGCTAATAAGCAAAATGTATTGGTGTCTGTTTGTGTACCTACGCCAATTACTTTCCAAACTTCACCCATGTGAACAATTGTTTTGTCGAGAAATGTTTGCTTGTTCATGATTTTTATCCGTGGTTGTTTGTGGCGTTATTGCCATGTAAAAAATTGTATACATTTTATTGCAAATGTACACTAGGTGTTTTCCCTAATACTAATAAATTACCGGTTTCCTACCCTCCTATTTAGGGGAAATTGATAGGAGGAGGGTTATAGGAGGAGGGTTAAACCGTACACTTATGCCCTATTTGCCCACTTATGCCCATCCTTTTTGTGGGCACGAATGAGGTAAAAGGGCACGAGTGGGGTAAAAGGTTTGTAGTTAATTTAGCCCTTGATTAGTTAATCGAAGTTAATTTAGCCCTTTATTGGTTAATTGGTCGAATTATTTAAATTATTGTGGTAATAAAACGAACACTAATTAAATTACCTTTAAATATCAATTAGATACAATTTTCGGAAAAACCGGAAAAATCGGAAAACTTTTCGGAAAAATCGGAAAACTTGTGTATAATTCAGTTGTTGGTGTGGAAGCCGATTAGACCGTTTAAGTCTGTATCTTGCCCCTCACAAGGGGGTCTTCCACCAAGATGCAGATTTAAGCGGTTTTTTGCATCTACCAACCGCCAATTTGTCGGGTTAATAGACGGCAGGGATTGGGGATAGCCTCTACTGTGGGATCAGGTATGAGACAGAGGCAAGGGTG